ACCGGCACGCTGTTTGACAACCACAATTTCCGTCGTCAGGCAACCGGTACAGTGGATGGGACAAATGCCCTGTTCACGCTGGAAGCCCCGGCAGCAAATGGCCAGGGTCGTGGAATCCTCACTGAGGATCCGTCCCTGCTTACGGCGTATATCGGAACAGGTGCTTCCGATGCGACCGTGGTCGACATCCTGCAGGTCATCAACAACAATCAGATTCTTCTTGCCACGGCGCCGGATGCCAGCAAGGAGGTGTTCGTCACCCAGTACAGCAATCTGCTGCCGGATGACAACTGGACGGTGACCAACCTGGCCGCGGGTGGCACCGGTGTTGGAACGTACTCGATCTCCGGTGTCAACTCCGGTGTTGGGATGGATGTTCAGTATTCTCCTTCCGATACAACTGTTGCTGATACCGCTTTCGGTTCCGAAAACGTGACCTATCCTAATGGTACGGGCCCGGGCAATCGTGACACCCAGGTTATCCCGGGTTATGCTGTTGCCGAGACGGTGACCCTGACTTTTACGGATTCCCCTTCGAATGCATCGAAGTACATCGTGACATCTTCAAATCCGGCCGGTACAGGAAGTTCTGGTGACAATACCGGTTTCCTGAACCAGACCTATATCGACAAAAAGACCGGTTTCCGTGTTACGGTTAATCAGGGTGCATTGGTGACCTACGTTACCGGTGATAAGATCGGTTATACGGTGTCATCTGTGATCCCCGTGGATTCCGTTCCGACACGGGCGATTCCTGGTCTGAAGGTTGCGATTCCGACAACGGCAGGCGTTGGTGCTGGTGATACATGCCTGATCAATACCTACAATATGTCGGGTGTGGAACCCAACGTCGGTGATTTCTACTATGTCTCTTTCACCGAGACCAAGCGGTTCAATTCTTCGGGCATCCTGACCGCAAAGCTGTATACCCAGGAGAAGGACGTTTATGCGGATACCGGTGATCTGACGATCAACAACAAGGTTGGTCTGGCGGCTCATCTGGCGTTAATGAACGGTTCCGTGGCCCTGGCAATTCAGCAGATCAAGCGTGCCGTTGGCAGTGCGGATGCACCGGATAGCCGGTATATCTCGGCCATCGACTCGTTCAACGAGCCCATGAAAGGTGGAATTCGTCCGTCTCTGCTCGAGCCGGTCACCACTTCCCCGGCCGTGGTCAGCTACCTGAAGAACTCCAATGTGATTCAGTCGGGTATTCGTTATGCGAACGAACGCATGTCCTACTTCGGGTTCCCGATCAATACTTCGCCGTCAGCGGCTCAGATTTATGCCAAGACGCTGAACAGCGAACGTATGACGGCTCTGTATCCGGATGGTGCGATTACAACAATTCCGGATGCCAATGGTAATGACGTCGAGTATCTCGTCGACGGTGCATTCCTGGCCGCGGCCATCGCTGGCCGTGATGTGTCCCCGGCGTATGATGTGGCGGAACCGCTCGATCGCAAGAGTGTTGTTGGTTTCCGTCGTTTGTATCGTCGCCTGGACTCGGTGAATGCGGCGATGACGGCAAATGCGGGTATCACGTTGATTGAGGAACAGGGTGCGTCGATGGTCGTCAAGATGGCGCTCACGACCGACCTGACCTCGAATCTGACCCGGACGCCGTCGGTGATTCGTATCAAGGACTTTGTGCAGAAGGGTACTCGTTCAATTCTGCGTCCGTTCATCGGTCAGAAGTTCCTGGCTCAGAAGACGGGTGATATCGAGCAGACCCTGACCTCGTACATGGGTGCTCTGAAGACGGCCAACATCATCCAGGCATTCACGGGCATCAAGGCGACACCGGATGCGAATGATCCTATGATCGTCAACGTGGTCGGTTACTACGCGCCTGTTCTGCCGTTGCTCTGGATTGTGGTGACCTACAACCTTCGCAGCAGCATGTAATCAACGTGAAGGTTCCCTGGTTTAATCACCGGGGAACCTTCGTTTAGGGAAGGGCTTTAATTATGGCATTAAAAAAGGTGGCAGCTGGGGAACGGGAAATGGCTAGAAGGGTTGCCAATAATATACTGGAGTTCCTTATCGATCCTACGGTCATTCCGGTGGGGCGTCGGTTGTATATCGGTCCTGAGGAGAAGCTTCAGAACGACTATTATACCAATGCGAAGGCGGATGCAGCGAAGGCGTATGGGACCCAGCATTTCAATGCAGATTTTTACCCGGAACGAAACAGAAAAAATTCAGTGAAATAAGATTTACCCGTCATCAAAGACCTGTAATGGGTGTGGGCGGGTTAAGGATGACCTAACTTTATCAGATCGTGATTTTGTGTGTAACTCCTGTGGACAGGTAATGGACCGAGACCTGAACGCAGCCCTCAATATCAGGAACATCGGTTTAAACAAACTAAGGGCGGCTAGTCCTGAAGTAACGCTTGTGGACAAGGAAGCTCTGGTCTGCAGCAATGCAGATGAAACTGCCTTGGATGAAGCAAGAATTTCCCGGTGAGTTTTACTCACTTAGAAAGTAGCAGGCTTCTACAATGGACCAAAGAACTATGATCGCATGTCTGGACATCCTCTCGCAGTCTTTTACGGCCAAGGACCCGTTCCATGTGGAACTCCAGGCCATGAAGACCGCGTTGACCGAGATGGAAGATGCAAAGTATGGCGAACGGGTTGCCGCAGCCATGATGAAGTGCAAGAAGTGTGGTGGCAAGGTCCTTAAGGCGACCAAGTACTGCCTGCCTTGCAAGACCAAGCTTGATGATGAGGGCAACCCCATCAAAGGCAAGAAGGCCGGTGATGAGGGCGTCTGTGCCCCTGAAGCCCCCAAGGCTCCTGAAGCTCCCAAGGCTCCTGAAACTCCCAAGGCTGAGGAGAAGGTTGAAGAGAAAACTGAAGAGAAAGAAGCAGGTCTCGTTGGATTGACCAAGCAGGCTTCTGCTGCGCTTGACAGTGCAGTCAAAAAGTCTCTTCTTGCTGCGGCTTGCAAAGATGACGATGATGACGCCGACGATGCGGATGCAACCGCATGTGACGATAAGAAGGACGAGGATGATGCGGATGCAACTGCGGCCAAGAAGGAAGAAAAGGCTCCTGAAGCTCCCGTTGCTCCGGCACCTGTTGCCCCGGCTCCCGTAGCCGCTCCGGCCGCAGCCCCCGCTCCTGAAGCCAAGAAAGAGGAAAAGGTCGAGGAAAAGACCGAGGAGAAGGCAGAAGAGAAGGAAGCAAAATCAGTCGTTCCCACGGACGTGCTGACTGCTTCTGACACATACGCCGTCTCCCTTGAAGGAAGCATGCTGACGATGGACGATGTTGGGGAGATGACTGCGGACGAGAAGGCTCGTCTGGATTCTCTCTTTGCATAACAACGGGGCCTGATTTGTCAGGCCTTTAACATATAACTTTTCTGGGGGTTTTCCATGGCAGACAAGGATACCTATATATTCAGGAAGGGTGTGACTCCGAATACCCTTTCCGTTATTTCCTCCAAAAACCGTGTTTTCGCGGTCAATGCGGAAGGAAATAAGACCCAAATCGGAGTGATCGCGACTTTCGATCCGTCGGAAGCCCGCACAATCGAGCCCGTTCGTGGCATTGGTTTCGGTGATCACATCGCCGAACTGGTTCCTGGCGTGACGGACCCGATGTCCATTTCTGTGACTCGTACGGCTCTGTATCTGTCGAACATCATGCAGATTTTCGGCTACAAGGCAGGTGTCGCGGGTGTGGTTCGTTCTCTGCGTCATCATCGGTGGCCGTTTGACATTCAGCAAGAACTGGTTTTCAGCCAGCTTGCGAACAGTGCCCAGTCCAATAAAGCCAACATGACCGCAGCTGCCGCCGTTGGTGGTGACATCGGTCAGCCGGATCTGATCGCGGAAGAGTATGTCACGGGACTTTTGACGTTTTATGAAGCGTGCTGGATCTCCGACTACTCTGTTTCGTATGCAGCAGACACCGCTCTGGTTCAGGAAACGGTGACGATCAATGTCAGTGACGTGATCGCCTCTTCGTCCTTCCTGACCACACCGGCTGTTGCCAGTGACTTTGATGAGCTTGAGAAGAAGTCGAATCGTTTCGGCGGTATCTAAAAGCGTGATTGGATGAGGTCTTGACGGGGGGTCTGTAACAGGGCCCCTCGTCTCATATAAAAAATACAGATATCAAATACGACCTTTTAGATTCAGATAGCATATTAAATACCAAATTCCGCCAAGACCCGTCCTTCCCGCGGCATTTTTTCCACGACAACACATAACCGGATCTGAATAGGAGCTTGTCTATGATGGACTTCAATTCCATTCTCAAGGCGGTGAACAAGACATTCAAACCCCGAAAAACGGTCAATTTTGAGGGGTTGGACATCGATATCGAGATCCTGGAAGGATCCGAAGAGATGAAGGTTGTGGAGTCCATTAAAGATTTTGAGGGCGCCGAGTATGTTGAATCCATGAAACGGCATACCTTGGCTTTTGCCATTAAGAGGGTAAATGATCTGAATCTTGACCAGGACATTATTCCTTTTGAGGAAGATGGGAAGTTGGTCAAGAAATCCAAATATCTTTTTATGAGGGATTTCTTGGCAAAATGGCCCACAGCTTTGGTGGATCTGATTTTTGATGCTTATACGAATATGCAACTCGAAGTGGAAACGAAACTTCGGGACACCATGAAATTCGACCGCTTCAAGGCCACCGAGGCTCCGGAAGTCAAGGAGCCAGAGCCGACAATGAAGGAAATCAAAGAGGATGAAGAATTAGATGAAAACCTGACGGATGCTGAGAAGTTGGCCAAACAGGTGGAAAAAGAGCAGGCTCAGGCGGAAGATGATTTGGCTCGATCGGCAAGTAGCGCCCAGCAAAGGATTGGGCTCTAAGATGGAGCGGGATGATGCATACCAAATTCTTTCGGATTTGGTGAATAAGGGATTTCTTGTTACGTCCCTTGATCTGGATGGGCAGCATTTCATGTTTAAAACGATCAATGAAAAGGAATTCCATCTTGCACGCATGCTGTCTGGCAGTACGTCACAGCCGACCTATGATAACCGGTTTATGCGTAATTTTGTGGCTTTGAGTCTTTTGGGAATTGGCGGCCGGCTTTTCCTTGAGAATCGTGATATTCAAGCGGCGTACGATGTGTTTATGGGGATACCGTCAAAGGTTTTTACTCGAATTTTAGATGAATTGACGGATCTTCGATCACAAACTTCCCAGGCCATCAGGTTTATGGAAGGTTTTTCATATACGCCAGGGTCACGATCCATGTGGAAGAATCTTGCAGGCCGCCTTCCTTGTGAGGAGCCCTTTACAGGGCTTCCAGGGACGTCGAAAATAGGGCTAAATGTGGTTCAAGAGCAGTGGATGTACATAAATCGTGCCTTGGACCATGAAGAGGAATACAGTGAAAAGTTTTCCCTGGCATTGATTGTGGCATCGGCCCAGAACCCCAAAGGGGCCAAAATGATGTGGGCCAAGCATGATGCTGGGATGGAGGAGTTGACTGGTCAGCGTAAAAAATTGGCTGAAAAGGGCACAAAAGACGAGGTAAAAAGGGCCTGGAAGCCGGATGGGTGGGCGGCGCCGGTGGATACGGCTGAGGATTTGATTGCGGAATTGAATCGGCAGATGGAGGGTAAGAAGGACCGGCATGATCTTTTTATAGAAAATTACCTTAAGAGCCTGCGAGATGCCGCGGAATCAGAGGCTCGGGCGGCTAAAGAGCGGATTGAGAAGATTCGTGAGCAGCTTGGGGGGGTTCCGGATATCGAAGGCGGTTCCCGGCCGGCAACTGCGGCGGAGATGGAAGCCCTGTTTAAGGGGCAGAAAGGACAGGTCCAGGGAACGGCAGAAGTCCATGGCGAGGGTTATGTAAATCAGGAGGATCGTGGAAAATTCCTCCGTAAAGTTGGATCCAAAGTTTTGACGGGGAAATAAATGAATACTCCTGATCCAGGCACATCAAAACAAGTGCAACAGATTGCAGCTGAAACGGCCAAGGCCTTTCAGACCATTGATCAGATTGTAACGGGTCTGGCCAGTAAAATGGCCAAGGTTGCAAAAACGGGCAAGACCATTCAGGATGT